CCATGATGTTTTCGGACTGTCGCCGCAAGGGACGGGCTGGGTGACTGCCGAGGCGATGAAGAAGTGGGCCGCATGGAAGGCCGCGGGCGGCTACACGAGGCCCGCGGTACACCTCCCCGGGGCCCGGGCGGTTCCGAAAGTCGCGGTCCGGCAGCCGATCCGCAAGATCGAGATCCCCGGGCGGATGGACCTCGAGAACATGGACCTGGCCGGCGGCGAGGCTGAGATCCGGCGGGCGATGGCCGCGGGGCGGTTCACAGGGTTTAGGCGACTCAATGCGCGCGGCGAGCAGTGGAAACCGGGCTCGGGACTCGGTCAGGGGCCGAGTCCGCCGCCGCTAGTCAAGCCGCCCAAGCCGGCTCCGCCGCCGAAACCCGTGACAGCTCCGGTCAGTGCCGCAATGGACATTCAGGCTGACTCGCCGCGGATTGGAAGACATGCCAAGGCGGTATTTGAGGCGATTGACAAGGTTCATTCCGATGGCAACCTGCCCCGGCTTCCGGTCAAGAGTTTTGGGGCGAGCATAAATTACGAGGGGTTCATTGAACTTGAGGCGACTTCACATAAACCGATAGTAATGAAGATCAACAAGGCGGCATCGCACGAGCGAATAACGATTGCCCATGAGACGGGGCACGTGCTCGACTATGCGGGAATTCCTCGGAGCGCTCCTCGGATCGGAGCGCATCGAGACTTCCGAAAAGAGGATCTTTTCAAGGATTTCATCAGAGCTGTCGACGCAAGCGAAAGCATCAAGACGTTGCACAAGCGAGAGTTGCAAGAAAAATTTGGCAACTATGAGCTTGACCAACACCACATAACCTATCTCTTGCAGGATAATGAGATTTGGGCCCGGGCCTATTCGCAATGGATCACTCTCAAGAGTGGCGACCTCGACATGGAGGCTCAGCTCGAGCACATGCTGGTGTTGCACCGACAGACGATTTACCCATTGCAATGGACGGCTGAGGATTTTCGACCGATCAGCGAGGCAATCGACGGCATCTTCCGCCAGTTCGGATGGCTTAAGTGATCGAAGGCAAGACGAAGGAAGAAACGATCCGTCTGACCGCTGAGTTCCTCGGGATCTCTGAAATCGAGGCCGCATTCATTTGGGGACAGGAACATGGCGAGATCGAGGGTGACGTGATCGTCGTCAATAATAGTGGCAAGCCGATGCTGCCCCAGTCACCACTCGCTATCCGCCGTCCAGCACTGCCATGATCACCCTCGACCTCTCCGAGGCTATCGCCGGCTGCGAGCGGATTCAGCGGCGACTCGCGGCGATCGCTAACGTGATGGATCACGCGGGTGACCTCATGAAGCACTGGGAGTTGCTCGTCGAAGAGGGGAACCGTCGTGGCATCCTCGAGGATAAGACCGACAAGGACGGCAACCCGCTGCTGGCCGTAACCTACCGTCCGACCGCAGCTCAGAAAAAGGCGATTTACGCGGGAACAGCCAAGCCCGTCAAGCTGACCGTTAGCCAGAGGCTGGGGCAGAACCCGCGGCGTAAACGAGGAGATTTCTTCGGCTTCGGACCTGCCATCTCCGGGCTCAACAACAACCTGACGTCCGCCGAGTATCGGCTCCTCGACGGGCCTCCGACGGCGCCACGCGGACGGTTCTCGCGGGTCGTCACGAATTTCGAGACGTCATCCTGGCAGATCGAAGAGCACGGAGCCTGGGTCGTAACGGGCGAATGGCGCGAAGTAGTCTCGCCGAGTGGATACCACTTCCTGCCGGATCTATTCGACGGCCATCCGCCGCAGCCAGGTTCGCGGGACCTGCGGGGGGTCCGGCCTACCGACCTGGTGAAGATCAAAGCGACCATCCTTCCGTGGGCCAAGCTGACCGTCCGGGAATTATGGCAGGGGACTGATTGATGGCCGACGCAGCGGAAGACGAAGCCCTAAGACTGCTCTTCCAGGAGGGCGGCATCGAGGTTGTTTCCGAAGCCAAGGAGAGCTTCGCGAGCCTGACAGAAGGACTTCAGGAGACAGCGAAAGCAGCCGATGCGGTCTCCGAATCGACGAAGACCGTTGATACGACGACTCAGCAGGCGATTCAGTCGCTTATAGACACGAGCGACGTAGTCGAGAAGCTTCGCGAAGCAATAATTTCTCTGAAGCGTGAGAGAGAGGCGCTTACTGAGAAATTTCTGGCGGGCATAATCAGCGAGGAGAAATATAATGATGCAAGCAAAGAACTAGAGAAAACGCTTGGCACCAAGGAAGCTACGCTCAAGCGCGTGACCTCTTCAGTCCAGTACCAGATCATCGAGCAGCAAAGACTAGCTGAGGAGATGAACAAAGATGCGGAAAAGGCGAAAGCTGTCGCCGATTCGTATCTCGATGTAGCGATGGCATCCGAATCAGCCGGCAACGCGCTGGCGACCGCGGGAACAAAGGCGGAAGAGGCCGCGGGCACTGGCGAAGGCGAGAGCGGCAAGGGCGGATTCGCGGGGCTGGCCAGCGGCGTTCTCAAGACAGAGCGGGCGATCACATCTCTTGCGACCGGCCATGGAGTGGCACGCGCAGGCGTTATGCTCGAGCCCTTGGTCGCATTACTTGGCGGGCCTGCCGGACTCGGAATCGCTATCGGCGGGATCGCATTTGCGATCGAGTCGGCTCTTCCAAAACTCGTAACATGGATAGAGAAAATAGATGGCGCGGCGGAGGCAGCGAAGCGAGCGGCGGAAGCACTCAAGAAATATCACGACGAGATCAAGAAAGAGGAGGAACAGCCGAGCGAAGCCGAAGCCCAGCAAGCTGATATGGTCAAGCTCATGTTCAAGGGCAAAGGTCGACAACAGACGCGCCAGGGGATCGAGCAATCGCTCAGGGAACAGGGATTTGGGTTGACCGAAGAAGATAAGGAGCAACTTAAGAAACCATGGCTTATGGGATCGGTACGGCAAGACATCGAGAATAGCCAAAGCAAAGCGATCCAAGATAAAACACTTGAATTGATGAAAGGATTGGAAAGGGGTGCAGCATTCGCAACGAGCGAAGTCTCTGGTATGGCCGGAAGGCGCCCGGATCAATTTCCTGTTGAATTCGCAGAGGCTCTTGAAACTGCCAAAGAAACGCCAGAACAAACCAAAGCAGCGAATGAGGAGATAGAAGAGGAGGATCTTACCCGGCAAGGGCGGAAAGTAGCCCGTTTCGCCGCGGCCAAGGAATATAACGCGAAGCATCGTCGAGAGGTCGCTCGGCAGAAGAAAGAGGACGCCGAGATCATTCAGGAGGCTAACCAGACCGAGGCATATATGAGAGCAAAGAATGCTCGGGTGGTAGCAGCTCAGAAGAAAGAAGACGCCGCAATCATTCAGGAAGCTAATCAAGACGAAGCGCTTGCCAAGCATGAAGAATCGCTTGCTAACGCCAAAGCCCGCCAATCCACATTCGAGGCCCAGAACCGCCGAGCCGCGGCCGCCCAGCAGAACGAAGCCATAGGCGAGGCCCAAAAGCAGAACCAGCTCCGCGGCCAGTTCGGCGGCGCTGAGCATCCCGCTTTCGAGCCATCCGATCTGCAGCAGGTAGTTGCCCAGGTCGGCCGCAACCGCCTGATGAACTCAAGTCTCGGTTACACGCTGGCCCAGCAGGTCGATTATTACATGGGCCAACTTGAAGCCAAAATGGTTGACGATTACATCCGTGGTATGCAACAGCAGTTCCGTAGTTATCAACAGGGCGGTAGTCCCTACTGATGTCGCAAGATTACCTTACAATCAACGGCTCCCAGGTCAATTTCACGACCTCCAACACCGCAATCACGAGCTGCACGCCGTTCATCCGCGGCGGCATCGGCGAGCTGCATTTCGAGCGAGTCCTCAAGAAGCTGACTGCTCTGCCGGACCCGTGGAGCGGCCAGTCATGCTCTTGGTCGAATGGAAGCAGCTACCCCGGCACGACCTACTTCACCGGCGACGTGGCAGGCTACACGGATCGATATGTTCGCTTCATCGGTTGGATCCGCGAATACCGTGCGCTCGGACTGCGCAACCGGGCCGATTTCATCCCGGTTACGGATTCAAATACGTACAGCGACTGCGCTAGCTTCAATCTCGCCACGACCGACATCCAGTGCATCTTGGCTCGGACCGGCCGTACGATCGGTCAGTGCGTACTCGACGTTCTGTCCATGGCACAAAATGTAGCGGCTTTGGCCGCTGTCGGAATCGGAAACTACACCAGCGCAGGCACGGGCGGGATGGGCGTGGCGGTCCTCGGGGGCACGGACTCGCTGGGGTACACGGTCGCGTCGATCACCATCGCTGAGCCCGGGTCAGGCTACACCGCGGCCCCGACCGTCGTGCTGGCTGGAACATGCATCACGCAGGCATCGTTCACGGCCTCAGTTTCCGGCGGCCTGATCACTGGCTTCACTCTGGTCTCCGCGGGTAGCGGCTATCTGACCCCGCCTACGGTCATCATTTCGACCCTGCCGATAGTCACGGTAACCGACCTGGCGGCGCTGACCGTCATCCCCCCGTTTCCGGTGCGGTTCGCAGGCGAACGGATCATTCAATCGATCGAGTCATGCATCCAGAACTGCCATCCCAACCACTGGGTCCACATCGACGTTTCCGGCAATATCCGCGTCATCGACCAACGGATCTTCACGAACAACACGATTACGCTCAACGGTTCGGACCCGCGCTGGCTGATGCCGCAACTGCACCGGGACACGAGCGACTGCTATAGCCAGCTCATTGTCCGCGGCAATCTCCAGACGGGCGCTGTGACCCTCGCTGTCAAGCAATGGCCGGGCTCGAGCTACACCTCGACGTGGGCTCCGAGCGGCTCCGGCGCGATCCCCAACGGCGGGATCTTGCCCGATTTCAGCGGCTGGGGCGGGCACAGCACGAACGCCGCAGCCGAGGCGGCCTGGTCTCCGTCGATGTACTCTCAGCTCTCACTTCAGACGGGCCAGGATCAGGGTTCGTGCACGTGCCCCTCGACCACCTCGGTCGTCATCACCTCGCAGAA